GCTCTGGTGTGGCTTCAGGGGTCGGCTCAGGGGCTGGTGGGGCAGGTTCTGGGGTCGGCGGTGCTGGCTCGGGCTGTGGCTCAGGTTCAGGCAATGGGATAGGCTGAGGTTGCGGTGCAGGTTCGACAACAGGAGGGGCAACAACAGGTGGCACAACAGGAATTGGGGAAGGCTCTGGCTGACTCACTGGCGGTTCTACTGGGGCTGGGGTTGTTGGCGATGGCTCTGGGCTTGGTGTGGTGGTTGCCTCTGGCGATGGCTGGGGTGTTTCTGGTGTTGCGGTTGGGGTTGGCTGTCCTGTTCCTGAAACTAGATTCACTCTCAAAACCTTGACAACACCGCCACAAGGATCACCAAAGACCCCATTGTCGGCAGACACCTCGAAGGTGTTAGACCCAAGATAAGTTGCCAGAACAGCACTCACATCGGCACCACAAGACGGGTCATTAGGTGCCCCATACCAACCAGTCACAGCAGTAAACACCTCGCCCGCTGGAGCGGTAGCAGAAAACAGTTGCCCTTCCCAAGTGCCAGTCTCAACAACAGGCTCAGTCACGATCGGGGCAGAAAAAATAGGGCCATACCAGCCACCCCAAAAACCCTCATCCTTACCAGTCGCAACCAAAGTAACCGCACCAGAAACAGTCGTTTGAATAGTCACAACCTCAATGCTGTTACCATCCCAACGCTCACCATTGATAGTCAGCGACCAGGTATCAGGAATAGGCGTGCAAGTGCCAATACAGTTAGCAATAGTGTTATTGACAGTAACAGTCAGCGTCGAGTTATCCGCCACCTGCAAAGTTTGAGCTGCAGATCCGCCACGGAAATCAAACTGCACCGCACCATCAACCACACGACCCGAAGTGGTATCCCAAGCGAAAGCCGGTTGAGCCAACAACAAAGGGGCAAAGGCTAAAGCAACAGCGAGACCAAACCGCCCACGCATTTAAACGCCCAAAAGTTTAGTAATCAAACCACCGATAACACCCGAAACGGCAACCATGCCCAGAATCATCCAACGAAACTGCTCCAGAGTGCGAATACGCTTCTCATGGTCAAGCACGTTACGTTCAGTCCAGGTTATGTGGTTAGGCAGACGTTCGTTGAGGATTGTGACCTCACGGATCAGTTCTTGTGCCCACACAGGCACCTGTTCTTCAGCCATTTGCAATCTTTCAGGTTCAGGTTGCGTAGGCCTTCAAATCATTTTATCAAGCAGTTAGAGCTGCGACCTGAGCCTCAGTGAGACCCAAAGCAACCAAAGCCGCAACAGCGTCAGCCTTAGCCTCAGCCTTAGCTGCAGCTTCAGCCTCCTGAGAAGCCACCAACTCGGCGTAAGCCAAAGCGTCAGCCTCACGCTGTGCAATTTCCTCAGCAGTCAAAGCAACAATCTCCTGCTCACCAGTAGCACAGTTGACAACAACCTTAGTCAGAACTTCACTCATTAGATTTCACTCTCATCTTCAGAAATAACAGGGGCAACGAACTCATCGATCGACTCGTCATAAGTATCCCCCACACCAGCAAACTTACCACGAATGTTCCCGTTGTAAGAAGTCTTAACCCAGCGACCGCCAAGGTTATTCAACAACCACAAGTAACCTTCGTCACCGTTAGGGTCGTCGTTGTCACCAACAGTTACACGAACAACAATGTTGTTCTCATCTAATTCAGCCCAATGAGCCATTAGCCACCCACCAATGCTTTTGCATAACGAATAATAATCGCACCAGATCCACCATCACCAGGATTGCAGTAACCAGTGTTAGCACCGCCACCACCACCGCCAGTGTTAGCAGTACCGTTAGTAGGATCAACGTTACCAGTAGCACCTGAATAAGTACCGCCCGTACCGCCACCGCCATTACCGCCAGAACCAGGAGCAGGCCCACCAGGGCCACCCGCAGCACCACCACCGCCACCGCCAGCCATCCAATAAGTACCAGTGATAGCCTGACCAACGCCAGTTACAAGACCCCATGAGGAATAAGCCGAAGTTCCAGTACCGCCATTACCAGCAACGCTTGTAGTAGCAACAGCACCCACACCACCAGCACCACCACCACCAGCACCGTAATACGCTGTATTACCCGAAACTCCACCACCAGCGTATCCCTGACCAGAAGTTCCAGCACCGCCAGCACCAGTGACGTTATTGTAAGTAGACGCTCCACCGCCAGAACCACCCGCTGAACCAGTAGTGTCACCAGAATTGTTGCTATAAAAACCTGACGCACCGCCACCGACAGCCGTTAGACCGTTTAAAGTCGAGTTAGATCCATTAGTGCCAGCACCGCCAGCACCGACAACAGCTGCATAAGAGCCAATAGGGAAAGTACTAGTAGTATAAAGCAGACCACCTGCACCGCCACCACCAGCCACACGCCCATCGCCACCGCGAGAACCGCCACCACCAGCAATCATAAGAACTTCAGCAGACAAATTGCCGTTAGTAACCGTCAAAGTTCCATTACTATAAAAAGTCCGGTAATAGTAGGTCGAGTCAGAACTCAACGTACCACCGCTCACAGTCGGGAAGGCTTCGCCAGCCATGGCATTACGATACCTGGTTGTACCAGTCAGTTTACTTTTGCTAAAACGAGTAATCATAAATACGTCACTACCCCTTACTAGGCCTTAAGAATTCCATACAAACTAGCAGTACTATACTGAGCCACGTTACCAAGCACTGTGGCAGAAATAGAAATAGAAGTAATCGCAGCTGTGTTAGCCCAAGAAACAGCAGTTAGGCTCATTTCAGCGGTAGTGCCGTTAGTTTCTCCAACGGAGTCAATAGACATAACTTTGTTCTGGGCACCAGCATAGTTTGGAATGTAAATCTGAGTGTTACCAAACGCATTACTCTCATCAGTGCTTCCATTGACCCAAAAATAATCAAGGTTTCCAGCATAAATAGCATTACCAGCACCATTTAAATACTTAATAGTTCTTGAAGATGAAGATCCATTCAGCAAGGCTTTAAATACACGTCCACCTGAAGCAGTTGATCCAGTGCCATTTCGGATTGCAGTAATCAGAACTAAATCCGTATAAGTCTGAGGTATTGAATTGAAATCGATCGAAGTTGCTCCACCCGAACCGATGGTAACTGTACTAATCAAAGTCATTGCCATTACGCAAGCACCCCAAACAAAGTTACGGTAGTGCCAGTCGAAAACTGGCTACCACCAAGTGAAAATTGAATAGCGTTAATTGCAGCTGTATTAGTCCAGCGACCAGCAATAGCAGAACTTGCACCTGAGGGAGCCGACAGTCTTGAGAAGTAAACTTTCTGCTTGTCAGTCTGAGCATAATCAGGGATAGTTATAGTATTTGTTGTCACATTGGTGCCGTAAATACCTCCAACGTAACCATTGATGCTACCCGAACTTACTGAGGAGCCATCACTACCAAAATAAATGGCCGGATAATTTCCGCCAGTATAGTCAGAATTGAAATTGATTGTCATGTTTGCTGATCCGCTTGCCGTGCCAGTAACGACAAGTTGCAAATCGCGGTAGGTCGATGCAATACCGCTAAAAACAATCGAATACGCTCCAGAAGAAAGCGTAGTTGAAGCCAAAGCAACCAGGGCAGTAGCCATAACCTAACCCCTCAATCCGTACAAAGAAAGTCGCGAGCCAGAAGCAAAGTTACTTCCACGAGCAGTCAACTTAACTGACGTAACAACACCAGTGTTTCGCCAGCTGCCACTAGTAAGTTGTAACGAACTGCCACTACCCAAATTGGTTCCCTTAAGCACTCGGATAGTTTTGTTCTTCACAGTAGAGAAAGCATCAACAATGTCGATCAAAGCCATTCCAAACTGGTTAGTGTCAGCAGACGTAGCCAAAGTTGCTACTGAATAACAGGAAGGGGAACTAGTAGCAGCTTCAGCACCAGCCGAACTACCATTTCCATACATAGAGTGATACGAATAGTTGGTGCCAGTATCGTTATTAAAAGTAAGATCTACCGAATCGTTAGGAGTCGTGTTTGACTTGGCCAAGATTCGAACCTGCAAATGTTTGTAAGTGCTGGCAAAAGTCGATACGTCAAAAGTCACAGACGCCGTATTGCTACTAATCAGCGTAGTGCTGATTAATTCAAAGTCTGCAACGTTTGAGTAACCAGCAACCATGCTGTTGTACTTCTGCAACGTCAAAATGCTGGCTTGAGAAAGCCTCTCAACGGCCATGACGCTTAGGAAATCTCTGAGCCGAAAAGACTAACGCTAGTGTCAGCAGTTGAACAATACACAGTCACAACATCAGTAGCCGCAAGAGTGATACCCAAAGTGAGCGTAGTCGAATCAGAAGCCGCAAGAAGCACACCATAAGCAATGTAGTGCTGGTTAGCGATCGTGGCACCACCAGGACGAATAGCAATACGGTAAGTAGCTGCAGTACCAGTGCGGTTAGCGATAACCATAGTAGAAATCACAGCAGACTTACCAGCACCAACAGTGTAAACGTCAGTATTAGTAGTAGCAGACGGAGCCGCCTGAGCAAGAACCTTGTAAGTAGTTGGCATAGTTTATTCCTTAAGCACCCATCAACATAAAAGCGTCAAAACCACCAGCGCCACCAACGGCAGCCCATGTAGTTCCATTGTAACCCTCGAAAGACGCAGTATCGACAAGGTAAGTGAACATACCAGCCGACACAGCCGTGCCAAGAGCAGAAGAACGAGCTGCAGATGAAGCGAACTTCATAACAGCCTGATCCATCAAGTAACCATCAACATCAGCAGCGCTTAAAACATCACCTGCTGAGAAAACTTTTCTACCGAGTCCGGCCATCTTTAATCCTTAACCTAGGGTTCCTGTATTAAGTCTACCAAAGACCGCATCGTCCAAAACGAACGGCACAGTATCCAAAGTAGCAAAGCCCAACGTCACCGAGTGACGCACAACATCAGTGCTATCCGAAACAGCAATAACCTCGGCATACTTCTCAATAGCCGGAGCCACACCATTCGGGGTGAACACAATCTTGCACAAAGAACCAATCTCAAGACCCAACACATCCGTAACTTGGTCGGACGTCAACGTGTCCAGGTTAATAGTGATGTTCTCAAAACGATACTCAGGGTTCTTATACAACCGAGCCAGACTCAGCACATACTTGTCAAGATCCTCTGCCTCAGACATGAGCAAGTCATTACGGCTATAAGTCTGAATACCGTAAGTCTCTTGGCTTTCCAAAGCGTCAGCGATCGCCGTACCAGCTGCACTGACAGACGAAGCAACAATCTGGTTGTACAACAACTCAGATCCATAAACAACCTGCATACCCGCATACGGAATACCAGTGCCATCATCAGCAAGCGTTACAACAGTGTCACTGTCAGGCAACAGAGCGTCAGCGTCCTTAAACGTGACACGACCCAACTTGTCAATGTAGAAATGACCAAGTTCAGTGTTCTCAACCTGTTGCAGATAGTTCAACACGTTACCGCCAGCAGGCAACACATCGGCACCCAAAGGAACCGTACCAGCATCGATGTCACGGGCACCCACAGGCCACAGGACGTCGCTAGAGTCCAAAACAGCGTTGATACGAGCACCAGGCAGTTGAGGAGTCGCTGTGCCCTCAGTGAGCGTCTGGTTAGCCAACTTAGCAAACCCGTCAGAAGCCGTAATCGAAGCCGTAGACTCCGTAGACACAGAATAATCAAGGTTCCAGTCGTCGATCAAACCCGTATACCTGCGTTGACCATTCGTACTAATACGAATCTCACGCTTAGGAATAATCTGACCGTAATACGGGGAAGCCGTATAAGTAGGGTCAAACGCACGATCTAGATTGCCAAAAACAACCGAAGCAATACCAGCGTTGAAGTTCTCCAACTGACGAGACTTACCACGACGAATCGAATACCTTTGCACACGGTCAGTAACGTCATAGAAAATGACACCAGACAAAACATAGTCAGTGTTATCCAGGACACCACGAACAGGGTCGTCCAACTTAAAGAACGGCCCAGCTGCAGGCGGAAGATCTAAACCAAGTTCAATCTTTTCTTCAAGCATTTACACACCCAGCAATCTCGTCAAACCAGCGGTACCAGACTGTCTAGTGTACTGACCCAAAGCATCCACAATGATTTGAGGCAACGAAGCCTTGTCAGTGATGGCACCAGCGTTAACAGTAATGTTGTAAGTCGGGTTGTTTGCACGGTTGTACGACTCAGGAGAACGAACAGGGTCAATACCACCAACACCAGACAACCAGCGAGCATAACTCTCAGGAGAAGCCGTAGGCGACGGACGGTTACTCAAATCAAACATCTGAGCACCACTAGACACAACCGGAGCAGAAACTGAAGGCATCACAGGAGCGTTCGGCATACTAATCGCAGTGCCCAACATCGCATTGAACGCCTTAGCAAACGTCGTAGCCATCGACTCAGCAGTCTCAACCAACAAATCATCCTGAGCCTTCAAACCCTCAAGAAGACCGCCAACCATGTCCTTACCATTGTTGAACATGACCGTAGCCGAAGTCTGAGCAATCTCAGCACCAGCCTTATCCAACTGACCAAACAAATCATTCAGTTCAGTAACAGTGCCAGCACCACCCTTGATAATCGCCTCAGCAGTAGCCGAACCAGCCTCAAGACCAGAATCAACAATCTGCTTGTAAAGGTTCTTATCCAAACCAAGTTCACGCAACTGCTTCAGGCTCTTACCAAAAGCAACCGTCTTCTCAAGGATGCCCTTGAACGACTCAACCAGGTTGTTACCCGAAATGATTTGCTCACGAGTAGACGTGCGAGTCAAACGCACACCATTAACCATCGTCTGAACAGTGTCAGTGACCATCGTGGTTTGCTTGTCCAACATCGCAGTGATGTCAGCGTAAGCCATAACAGCCGAACGAGTTTCCTCAATCAGCGACGAAGCCAAATCATACTTAGTCTTCAAAGCATCGCGTTGCTTCGCCAACTTTGCAAGAACAGCAGATTCCTTATCCGCATACACTTGCAAGTTCTTAGCTGCATCAGCAGTCAAAACACCATCGGCTAGACCGTTAAGAATCTCATCCTTGATACTGCTGAACGAGTCAACGATCGCAGATTCAAAGCGACCAACCTCACGCTCTATAAACGCCAGAGGCTTAAGAGTGGCAACAATGCCACTGAGGGCGTTCTTGAACTCGTTGATGAGTTCGATACGCTTCTCGTAAGCCGCCTTCTCCTCAAGGTAAGCGGCCTCAGCCTCCTCCTGCAACTTCTTAGCAACAGCTGCAGCATCCTCACGAGCCTTCGTGATTTCAGCAATGCCATCCTTAGTAGTCGCAAACAAAGCCTGGACTTTCATGACAGAAGCCTGACCACCAGCAATGATGTTCTTGTAAACCTTCTGCCAGCCCTCACCAGATCCGACAATAGACTCAATCAGGGCGTCACTGGCACCAAAACTCTTAAGTTTGAGAGAAGCCTTCTGCTTGGCAACCTCGTCAGCCATAGAAGCATAAAACTCCTTGACAAAATCAGTAGCCTTCTTCTTTGTGTCTCCAGTAGTCGAAGGATCATCTGGCGATGAAAAGTCTGTTCTTGCATTAGTGAAGTTTCTAGCCTGACCAGCCTCACGGTTCTGTCTTGCCTGATCCGCTGTGCTTGACTTAGATTCATTCTTACCAAGAAGTGTCATCCAAATCTTGTAAACCTCTTTGAGTATTGGACTCAACTTCATGAAGCCATACATCTGCTGAAGAATCCAGTCAGTCATACTGCTACCCAGAGGGTCGTTACTCAGTTGGAACAAGTTATTGAAAATGCCAAACAAATCATCGATACCACGACCGAGACTTTCAAACAAGTCAGCAAGATCTTCCAACACAACAGCTGCAACATTTGCCAAATACTCGATCAGAGGAACAAACGCGTTAAGAAGGCTACCGACTGCACCAACAAGATCACCAAGGATTCGACCCAAAGGTGCAAGCAAAGGAACCAAAGCATCAACAGTGCCACCAATAGCGACGAAGAAGTTACGCAACTTAGGGCCATTGTCGTTGACAATAGGAATCAATGCCTCACCGAATTGAGCCATAGCAGGTAGCAGTTCGTTACCCAAAGTTGATTTGAGGTTCTCAAACGTCGCATTCAAACGACCCTGGACACCATACAAAGTCCGGCTTTGAGCCGTGAAAGCACCCTGAGCGTCAGCAGAACGCTTGTACAACTGTTCCAAACGAACCTGCTGTTGAGCATTCAACTTAGCCTGACCAGTTAGGTTGCCAAGTTGTTTAGCTGCTAGAAGTGCATTAACTTCATCCTGCTTAAGAGCAACACCAAACTTCTCGATCGGGTCATACTCACCACGGAACAACGCAGTCATAGCAGTTAGGGCTTCGCTCACGTCATAGCCGTAAGTGGTTGCCAAGTCCTGAGCAAGAATGGTAAGTTTCTCAGTCTCAGTGGCAGTGTCTGCCATGCTGAAACCAGCCTGCTTCAAAACAGATCCTAGGAACGTAGCAGTACGAGCCGCATCCACCTGGCTGATACCCATGTTGGCGGCATCCTTGGTGAACTTAGTCATTCGAGGACTCAACTCACCAAAGACCGTATTCAAAGCAAACATATTGCGCTGAAGGTCACGAGCTGCAGTTACAGACTCGCTTACAAAGTCAACAGCCGCTCCCATAGCCTTGATACCAACAGCCGCAGCAGCAGCCTGCAAACCAAGTTTCTTCAACGACCCGCCAAAGCCACTCAGGGAACGACTAGCCGCATTAATACCAGCCGCATTAAAAGTCGAGAGAATCGGTACTACAACTGCCATGATTACTGCTTTCCACGCATAACTGCGTTGATTTTACGAGCCTCAGATTCAATAAGTTCACTCATCTTGGCATTGACCTCAGGTAAAGCCTTCCAAGCTGCAGGCCACACAACGCGAGAAGCACGTTCAGCACGAATCAACTTCTTTGACTTAGCCAAACCCTTCATCAAACCCTTACCCTGCCCGTTGATGCGGTGCCGACGCATACCAGTAGGCGAAAGACTGTACGGATACTCGCGAGTCGACTTACCATCGCCACGACCGCCCCTCTGAGCCATGTCCAACATGGCAACAGCAGGAGACCAAACCCAAACCGACACAATCGACTTGTTCTTACGCTTATACGACTTCGTATCAATCTGCATAGTCGTCTTACGAGGAGAAACACCAGCACCACCCCAAGTCATACGACCAGGAATAACAGCAGGCTTCATACCACGCACATCAATCTTGTTAGGAATAGCCTTCTTAATAGAATTCTCAACAGGCTTACCAATAGCCTTAGCCTCACGCTTAAAACGTGACATGACCTTCGGCTCAACCTTACGCAACTCTTTAGCAAGGAAACGCCAGTCGCTGATCTCGATTTGCATACGCGAATCATTATTGACACGAATAACGGCCATCAGTCACCTTCCTTACTTCTACTATTCTACCCGCCAAAAGCAAAACCCCCTCCGGAGAGGGGGCTTCACTATTTATCTGGCAGTCGTGTTCCGTGCAACCATCCAGCGGTGCATAGTCCACAACATACGATCGTCCAACAGCATCAACTCACGCGGAGAAATGCCAGTTTCGCAAGCTAGGCCCGCGATAAACCAATGTGTTGAAGATTCGCCTAAGCCACGGATTTTGGGTCTAGGTCACTAGCCCCAATGTTTGCAACGGTTTCAACCCAAGGGTCAAACTCCAGAGCAGTCGCCTTACGGCGGAACTCTGAATGCCAAGCCAAGAACAGCAAGTAAGTCAACTTCGGGTCGTCACCGAAGTTACTAATCGAAGTCGAAAACTTGCTTTCGAAAGCCACTAGATCACTTGCAGAACAAGTAATTTCTTTTGGCTCTTTGATACCTTCAAATTCAACGCGTAGATTGATTTTCAATGTGTGTCCTTAGATTAAGCGGTAGCCTTGGTGATTGCACCAGAGGTAGGCCAAGTTACAGAAACGGTAGCGAGGTCGCCTACTGCACCTGACACTGGGTTCCATCCGTTAACAAGAACGGTGGCAGTGTAAGCAGGTGTGGTTGACGAAGCTGCGGTGCCGTTACCAGCGATGATAACAGCGGTTGCAATCGAACCGATAAGAGGGAAGATGGTAGCGTCTACTGAAGCCGCTGCATAGTCCTGGTGGAAGTCGATCGAAACTGAACCTGACTTTAGACCGCCAACAAGTTCGGTGTAGCCACCCGACGCAAAGTCGGTAGCATCCACGTCAGCGACGTTCATAGCAATTTCAGCACGAGCGATTGAAGATGATAGGTCAACACCGTTAATGCTGACCTTGTTTCCGGTGACAACATACTTTGCCAATTTGTTCTCCTAGCTTGCGTATACCACCACAGAGAATTCTGCGGCAAGGTATTGGTTTTCATTTACAGAGATTGAGCCATACGAACTAATCTCAGTCACTCGGCAGTCATTTGCATGACCACTGAGAGTCCTATCCCATTCTATCGCCTGTTTAACCGAGTAAGTTCCTGAGCCTGCACAGTAAGCATCCAGAGCGTTCTGCCCAGATCTTTCATCCATGCGTTGCACGATAAGGGTCACGGTGAAACGGTAAAGGTCAAGGCCACGGTTCATGGCGATGTCGAAACTGACAGGGGTTGAGTCAGGTTCCACGATAGCGATAGGTGGGTTGATTAGGTCTGGTGCGAAACTTGAGGTTCGCAAACCAGGGATGCGTGCAAGGTTGGTAGCAATACCAGTTCTAAGTTCGGTAATGCTCGCCATTATGCGAAGTTTCTCATGTTGCGGTAAGGATCAAGCAACTGTGCCACGTCAGGGTCGATACGGCTAGAAACACGCATAACACCCATGTCGCCAAAACCTGCCACACCAAGAGGCGAATCGTTGCGTTTGAAGATGCGAGCTGCTTGAAGGATACAAGCCTGCTTCACATTGGCAGGAACTGAAGACCAGCCCCAAACGCCTGTGACGCGTACCAGCGTCATGCCGTTCCAGTATGGGAAGTAGAAGCGACTAATAGCCTTGATGCCCGTGTAAGGCGTTGGAAGCCCGTTTACACGACCGTTAGGCGGGGTCAACTGGTATTCGTTCGAAGACCAGGTAGTGTCGAACACCATGTCAGCCTGAGTAGAGGTCGCCAACTCAGAAATCGACTGCAAATCGTCAATAACAACGTTGTAGTTGTCGTCGGCTTCAAAATAACGGGTTGCGGTGCCAGCATTACTGAAATCACGGTTCGTATAAGTGTTAATAAAGTCACTGGCAGAGTTAATAGCGGCCTCCAGCATCGTGTCGTCGATCGTATCGATGATGTGAAGGGCACTTTTCAGTTCTGCAAGAGTGCAATAGGTCATGTGAGGCCTTTCGGGAGTCTACTTAACTATTCTACCGCTTGGCTAGTCGTGCTTTTATGTCCGTTGAACTGATGCCAGCCGTGTACGGGATGTAAACCAACCCGATACCGTGTTCATCCAGCCAGTCTTGGTCAAAGCCCATCTGGGTGTAATAGTCACGTCTCGCCCAGTCAGATCCGATAACAACTAGGTCAGGGTTCACCATTGTGATTGCAGGTTTGCTGTCAGCACCACCAACATTAGGCACAACTTCGTCAACCCATTTGCATCCAAGCAACACAGCTGCTCGTTCCGCATAGTTCATGACCAAGCCTTTGCCCTTATAGGCAAGAATAAACTCGTCGGTGTTCAGGCTGACGACCACTTGACCATCACCAGCGAGTTCTTTACAACGCTTCAGGAACGCTACATGGCCAGAATGAAACAGGTCGAAAGATCCGCCCGTGTAAACGGTTAATCCCATCGGTTGTGCCTCCGTGTCTGCAACGTCCACGCACCCTGCGTGAAATCATCCTCAGCAACCTTTTTCGAATACAAGAAACTATTAGCTGCGAAAGATTTACTGTTGTAGTGCTCAAAACCCGACTTTAGCGTTGACGAATTCTCGTGATGCACTTTCGCCTGAATAGTTTTGATAGGCACCCCAGCGTGGCGTACACGACGCTCTAAATCGTTGTCGTCGAAGTAAAGAGGGTAAAACCGTTCGTCGTACAAGCCAACCTTGTCGATCATTCCCTCACCAAACACCACACAAGACCAAGTTGTATTGATTTCAACAAAGTTCAACGCCTCGGTATCAACCTCAGCATCAATCTTCTCTAAAGCACCAGCCTCAAACCAGGCATCGTCATTCACCAACACCCAGTACGGGGCATAAGGCGTTGACTTTACGATAAGGTTCCAAGCACCCACGAGACCCAAGCCAAAGGGAACGCGAATAACCCACAGATTAGCGACCAAATCAGGCTTTTCAGGGTTCCAGGACTGGCTACCTGAATTATCAACAATAACCAAATGCTCCACAGGGTAATCAATAGAAGCAAGGAGACGTTCAGCAAGATCAAACCTTTTCAGAGTAGCAAATCCAAGGACAGGAATCACTTAAGCAACTTCTTCAAGACCGGAATCCAATACTTCTCCCAAACAGTCTCAACATCAAACTGTTTAGCGAAATCCATAGCCACCTGAGAGCGACCACGGCCAGCCTCATACGCCAACTCCAACGCAGAAACGATCGAAGGAATCAACGGAACCTGCCAGAACGCCTCCTGAGACGGATCCCACATCGGCTGACCCTCAACAAGCCAACCATCGTCAGCAACCAAGTCCTTAGGGGCAGTCCACGACGAAGCAATCACACGAGTACCGCAAGCCTGAGCCTCCACAATCGGAATTTCAAATCCGCCACCAAACGAAGGAGCCAATAGAACATCCATGCCCGTGTAAAGAGCTGCAACCTGTTCAGCAGGCATACCAAACTTGAAATCAACAAACGGCGGGAACATGACCGCTTCCTTAGGGATACCCATAGCCTTCAACATTGGCAACAAGTTCCAACCACCAGCAGTGCCCAGCGGATCTGTGTGCAAATACAACACCGAGTTAGGGTGAGTCTGGCGAAAAATCGAGAACGCTAGAAGGTTCTCAGAGAAAGCCTTACGGTGCAGAAGCCCAGAAGCCTTATTAGCCGCCACAGAACCAACAACAAAGGTATCTTCGTCCACACCCATGAACTCACGGACGTTCTGCCCCTGAATCTCCCAAGTTGGCTTCATAATCTTCGTATCAATGGCGTGAGGCACATACTCGCAGTCAATGCCCTTGGCTTTCATCTGCTCAACACCAAACGGCGACATGGCAATAGGGGTCACGTTAGGTTTACGCAACCACGCCTCAACCTTAGGAGGCAAAGTCGTGTGATCTAGCGGAACCCATGAAGCGATGTTCAACTTATCCCAAGCTGCACCCTTCAAAACCCACACATCATACAAAGTGATGAGCAAATCCTTCAGGTTCTTGTTCTGAGACTTCCAATGAGCGTGTTGCATAGGTGCAACATCGTTAGAGTAAGCGTCCATACCGCGAGGGTAATGCGGAATCACACCATGTCCGGTGTCGTAAGTAGAAATGTTGCCCTCAACACCATAGTTAGAGAGAGCTGCGACCTTCGCACCGTCACGTTGCAAACGATCGACAAGCAACTTTGCCTGCATACCGTAACCAGTAGGTTGACCAGGCGAGTTAGACCAAACAGAGACAGTGCCCTTTATTTTTCCCATAAGAATCCTTCGTAGTAGGTAATCTCACGATAGCACAAAAAGAGGAAACCCCCCAGAGCCTACGCACTCTGGAGGGTTTCCGGTCTTAAAGCAGGGTTTAGCTTGCGCCACCCTTGAAGTACCCGATGTGGGTAGCGTGTGTTAGTCCACCGTCAAGTCTGATTAGGCCGCGGTAAGTCGTAACATCTGAGTTGAATGCGTAGTCAGCCGACTGGTCAACACGGATTCCACCAGCAACACGAACCTTGAATGAAGGTAGGTGTCCGAATAGAACCGACTTGGCACCAGTAGCAACAGCAGCCACGCTTGGGTTCTCGTAAACCGAGTAGCCAAGAAGGGTTGCAGGCTGACCAGGGATTGCAGAGTCAGACCAGATGTAGTTACCTGCACCGTCCTTCATCTTGCGAGCTGCAGCGATACCAGACTTCGACATCTGGAAGCCCAGACCAGGAAGAACGCGAGCACCTGAAGCGATACCGTAAACGAGATCGATTAGGTTTTCGTAGGTAGCTGCACCAGAAACACCAGTTCCACCAGTTACAACAGAACCAGCCGCAGCAGCCAACTTGGTAGTTAGAACTGAGTTAGCCTGAAGACCTAGAGCGGTTCCTAGTTCCTGAGCGATGTAAGCGGTGATGTCAAATCCTGCATCGCTTACTAGTTCTGAAGCCACGCTGACTAGCGCTCCGTACTTCTCGGCACCTAGGGTGATTGATGAGAAGGTAGGGTTTGACTCGGTGATTGCTGAACCAGCTGCAACTGAACCTGCTGATGAGGTTGCGGTTACGGTTGGGATAACAAGGTTCTCACCTGAAGCGGTGTTGAAAACCTCTGAGGTGGTTAGCATTGGGCCAACCAACTGAGCGATTTCAAATACGCGGTTGTAGAACGACTCGCCAACGGTGTTAGCCGAAGGAACTAGAGCTGCACGGGTTTCGCGAGCGAACTCGTGACCACGAACATCACCACGAGCAATAGCGCGTAGTAGATCTGCGTCGTTAGCCGAAGCCTTCTCTGGCATTACGAACTGTGATGCTGCCTCAGAAGCACGAGCCTCACGCTCGGCAACCTTGTTAGCAGTAGCAATAGCTGCGTCACGGGCTTCAATGTCTGCCTCTAGACGAGCAATCTTCTGAGTGTCCTCAGCAGTTAGTCCACGCTTCTCTGATTCTGCGATGTCAATAACTTCGCGCATCTGAGCAACAAGGTTGCTGCGAACCTCAGCCTGAGTCTTAATGAACTCTGACATGATTCTCCTTAAATAAAATGAATAAGTAACCTGCCGCGCAAACGCTGAACAGAACCTGACCGAGCAAACTCAGAGCCATTAGTTTAAGTTTAGTAGACGATTGCACACGCATAAAAAGAACCCCCGCAGGGAAAGGGATAACCTGCGGGGGAAAGAAACGCTATGGGAAGTTAGCGGGTTTCTTTTGCTTCTACAACTCGCGCTTCTTTGGGCGAGTGAGAAGACTTCTCAACGGACTTTACCAAGTCCTTAAGCAGCTCTGCGATCACGCCAGAATCAGGGTTGCCAGCAAAGTCTGCCACAATCCTGACTGCGTTGTCAATTTCTTCTTTGGTAGCCATTAGTTGCCCATCTCTGCTAGTGCTAGTTTTGCCTTATAGAGAGCGGTAACGTCACCCTCTACTTCCTCAACCTCAGTAACTTCTTCGGCCTTAGAAAGTTTGTTAACAATCTCGGTCAGGAGCGAAGCGTCTTCGGCTCCAAGTTCCTCACCGGATTCCAGTTTAGCCATTGCGTTAGCCAACTGATCTGCGTCAATGTCACGAACCTCTGAACGGACAGATACGGTGCCTGAAGTCTGTTCGTACGCAGGCGTAGAAACTAATGAGACCTCAGAGAGAGAAACGTCTTCCAGGTAGCGAGTATTCCCGTCCTGAGACCAAGAATCCTTACGAACTGAAAATCCAAATGACATTGCATCGATTACACCAGAGCGTACAAGTTCAGCAACGTCATTTCCGAGCGTCGTATTAGGTAGTGTCGCAGTAACAAACAAGCCCTTCGAATCTTCAGTAAGAACTAGCGAACCGTTACGGGTTGAAGCCAACGGGTTTGAAGTGTCGTGGTTCCACAACAGCATCATGCGGTTGCGTGACTGAAGCGAACGCTTGAAAGCACCAGGCTTAACGATTTCAGTGAATGGGAGCGGGAGACTCGGTTCGTTGAATACGGACGCGTACCCACTGAAGGTTCTTCCGTCGCCTTCAGCACGAAGTTCAACATGGTTAGCACGAGTCTCAATGCCACCCAGTGAGCGACCCTCAGTGCCCTCAAGACGTGACTTGATCTTCCAAGCAGCTCTAACCCACTTGTCGCGGGCTTCACCCAATACTGGCTCAGTCATAGATTCACTTTCGTTCTTTGGTTCAATCCTAGCAATCAATGCTTTAGCACGATCGAGCATTGTCGGCACAGGACTCTCTGCTGGCATTTCCTCAGGTTCAAATTCTTCAGCAACCATCTCAGGGCGAACAATCTTCTCCAACTTAAAGACATTCATAATCATGTACTTGTCAGTGGCAATAAAAATGCCGTCTTCTTCGTCATAAATGCGAACAACGGCCATCTGCCCATCAACCATCTCGACCTCAGCCAAAATTTCAGGATCAAGCACGTTCCAAGACACATAATCGCCTGGTTGTAGAGCGTCCACAGCTGCACGTTCACCTTCAAACGGCTCATCGTCAGCAATACTTACAGCAACAGCCTGCTTAATAGCAGAAGCCTTATCGGTGTGACAACCAAGGACGGTGCCTGCTTCGCTAGTTACAGCCCAACCGGATTTACAAGCCTCATTGTCTTTTTCAATGTAATACGGCATTTATTCGGTTATCCTCATCCAACTAAGTTTATGCGAACCTGAAGCGGCTACGGCATAAAGAGCGGTCAACGGTGGCAAACGCAACTCGACAGTGGAATTAGTGTGCAAATTGAAACCATCAGTATCAGTTACATCCTGATTACCAATGTAAATCGCATTAGTGCCTGAATTGTGCAGTATCAAGCGAAAAGGATTTTCGCTAGTGCCATCAATTTGTGCTCTAGTAGTAGTTACTGTCGCTTGACCTGTGCTAATCATTTAGACTCCGTAAACTGACTCTGGATCCTCAGGATTAATCTGTGCAACAGACTGTAACTGGTTAGTAGGAACACCAGTGTGGCCAATAGGAGCCATACCAAACGCCGCTAGAGTCTCGTTAGGGTCAAAGCCAGCGTCGATCAACTTCTTAATCATGCTGACCTTGCCTTCTTCCTCAGGAAGCGAAGCTGCAGATAGGTTTACGTTGGCTAGAGGCACACGGTAAACGTCGCCACCGTCAACAGGTGACAGATCTTCCAACTTACGAATGTCGTTGATGCTCATGAAGCCTGCCTGAGAACCAACCGAGTAACCCTGAATGCGAGTCTGGAAGTCTCCACGGAGCAAACCATCAACGTTGAACTTCAAGAATGCGTTGTTTGGAAGCAACTGACTGAAAGACCACTCAAGTTTCTCAATGTAAGGGCGGAGAGTGTGCACAACAAACTGGATAGCGTTCTGTTCTACCGAAGCATACGACTGGGTGCCTGGAATGCCCATCATGCTCAACGGAATGTTGAACAAGCGAGCAACTTCTTCTACTGCAAAGCGACGAGACTCAAGGAACTGTGCCGAATCGTTGTCGACAGAGGTTGACTTGTAGGTCGCACCGCCCGATAGAACACCAGTCTTGTGCGAGTTACGCAAACCCTTGTGACGGCTATCGAAACCGTTAGCAAGAGTTGTAGCCTGCTCCTTGGTAAGGATAGGGCCAGGGAACTCGATAACGCCCTGAGTGGTGGCACCCTGTCCGAAGAAGCGAGCTGCATACTGCTGAAGGGCTGAGGCGACACCTAGAGCGTCTGAGAGGCGAGATACACGGCTGATTCCCTTGAGAGCACCTGGCTCTAGAAGGTCAGTGATGTGGATAATCTCTCGTGAGGTCAAAGCCTTGTCTTCGCCAGCGTAAACAAAGATTTTACGACCCTGACCGTTACGGCTAACAGTTACCTGTTCAGGGTCAAGAACAACGAGGTTTACGATGTCACCCTGACGGTCACGGAAGATGCGGGTGTAAGCGTTACCCGAAACCATGAGAGAAACAAGGTTCTGTTGCCAGAAAGCCTGACGGGTGTTGTCCACGTCCGGCTGATCTACCCAAGTAGGACGAGGACGGTAAGGACGACGATTGCCATTCTCACGTTTGAAAGTGTCAATAGGAAGCGTCGAAATCGTGTCAGAGATTAGGCTGACCGCCGAGAAAAACGCAACGACCTCAAAAGCACTCTGAGCATTGATAACAACACCAGCAGAGTTTTCAAGGCTTGACTCAGCACCAGAACCCCAAACGGTCTGATACGAAACAGCACGGCTCTCAGCCAAACGACCCAACATTACTTACGCTCCAACGCTAGACCAAACAAAACCAAACCAATACCAGCGACGACAACGCCAGCGGGCGGAAACCATAGGCCAACACCGATCGAAACTACGGCAATACCAGCCGCTTGTAACCCAGTAGCCAACATAAAACCACCCTCACATAAAGAACTCAGGAATAACCTGTATTTCCATTCTACCTGCCGTCGCTCTATCAACCGCAATGACAGCTGCAACAGCTGCGTCAATACGGCGAGCACTAGCACGATTCTCTTTCACAATACGAACACCAATGTTGTCCGTCTTAGTCACAGCGTTAGACAAGTGACGAGCCAACAACGGATCACCGTTATGGGTCACACGCTTCTCAGTCACATAGTCAAAGAACTTGGCACAACCCACAACCATGCGACGGGCAGAAGTAGACGGGTATTCAACAATCGGAATGCCCTGGTCGGCAAGAACCTCCATAGAGCGTTGCCAACGGAACGGGTCACAAGCCACCTCACGCACACGAGGATACTGGCGACAGAAGTTAAGAATCTCCTCCTCAACCTCAGCAATGTTCACACGCCAACTGTCGTCGTGAATGTTCTCATCCTTTTCCCATGCTTTTACTAGGAATACATGAGGAACCTCATCCTCGCCCTTAGGCACCGTGGAACCAACAATGACCGTGGTGTCACCAGAGAACGAACCATCAAAGCCCAGAACAATCTCATCGTCAGGGCTAATCTCTCGTGGGTCAGCACAAGCATCCCAAGTGCCAGTAGGCAACCAACTGATTTGCGACGACACCCACTGATTCAAACGCTTAGTGCGGAACTCAGCCTCAGGAGTACGCTTCACCGCCGACGCAAAGTCCTCAGCCGACACAATGTCACCAAAACCAGGGTTAGCAACCTTCCACGCCTCAGGGTCACGGTGATCCATCTCCTCAGGAGCCTCCCACCAAGCCATGAAGAAGTTAGGGTCTTCCACCTCACCAGAAGCCACACGCTTGCCATAGTTATACAACGAGTAACAAGTCGAGTCCTGACCAGTCGAGTCAGACTTCACACCAGCAGTAGTGATCGCCACCAACTGCCCAATCTTGCCACGGTTTCCCATAGCCAGCGAGAACACGTCAAAGATTTCACGGTTCTTGTGAGCGTGCAACTCGTCCATGATTACACGAGACGGGTTAAGGCCTTCTTTCGAGTAAGCCTCAGCAGATACAACCTTGAACACCGAGTTAGTGCTAGGCACAAAGATAGAGTCCTTGTACACGGTCACAAGATCTGCCAGTTCAGAATCCTCAACCATACGCTTCGCCTCACCGAACACGATGCGAGCCTGCTCCTTTTCAGCAGCTACCGCAATAACCTCACCACCGTTGATGCCCTCAGCAATGAGAGAGTAAAGTCCGATAGCCGCCGAAGACAAAGCCGACTTGCCATTCTTACGAGGCATACCAATCAGGGCAGTTTGAAACAACAACCCGCCGTCAGCGTCACGAGCATACAAACGCTTCAACAACTCTTGTTGCCAATCACGCAACCTCAGAGCCTCGCCAGCAGAACCAGCAATACCGTCCTTACCGATCGAGCCAAAAGTCTCAGCGAACTCAATCGCAAACTCGCCATCACCCTGAGCGATACCCACTTCAGGCACCGGAGTCAGGTGAGCAGGAGGCCAACTAGCCATTAGTCTTAGCAGCCTTCTTCGCCATTAGTTCTTCCAACTTGCTCTTAGTCTTAGCCGACACCAACCCAAGACGAGTACGGTCAGCAGGCGAGAACCCAAGCAACCCCAAGTTAGAACGCATCTCCTTCTCCAACTCATGCAAGCCCATAGTAATCACACGGTCAGCAGGATTCACCCACCACAACTCCTGCAACTTAGCCCGACGATCCATCTGCTCACACACCAGCTGCACCAACGCAGTATCAGTCTTAATGCTGATCCACATCTCACCAGCACCAAAGATAGAATCCCAAAACTGCTTACCCGCATCACCCAAAGGACGCAAAGGCTCCACATAGCCATACTCCAACGGAGCAATAGCATCATTCGTACGCATAGCACGCTTACCAGGATTACCCTGCAAAATCTTGAGTTCAGCAGGTTTAGGAGGATTAGCCATAGCC